AACAAGAAGCTGAGTCACTTTGTTAAATCCTTGCCCGGAGGAAACATCCCAGGTATTACTTAGCTTAAATGTACCAGCGTCTTCTTTAACTTTTAAAGCGCCATTTGTTGTTGCGGATATTCCATCGCCTAAATATGTATCTAAATCAAATACTACAGAAGATTTTTCATCGTTATCTGATCCGTATTCTTTTATATCTGCTTGTCCGCCAATAGTGCCATCTGGCAGAAACTCCAAATAATTATTATTAATAGTATATGAAAGTGCGTAATTGCTTATAATATTTGTTCCTGCCTCATTACGCATCTCCTTTAAACGCATTGACCAAACATATTCAGCAGTCTCAGGAATGTCTAAAGTATCAAATGATATTGTTTTATTAACCACAAAAGCATTATCAGCAAATACAGTTTCAACGTTAAATTCATATTCAGAAGCTGATGTTTCCCAACTGGCAGCATCTAACTGAAAATTAAAACCAGTTGTATAATTGACATTTCTTTTTAAATATTTATTTTCTTGTTTTACTTGTAAGGATGTTATTTTACCAGTAAAATTAGGAGTAGATATAGAATCTAATTTTAATGTATCTGTATTTGTTGACTCTATTATATATTCATAATCTCCACTTTCAGTTATTGTTTTTGTAACTCCTCCTAAACGTAGCCTTAACTCTCCAGTATTATCTAATTTTACTTTTATATTAACGTAATATTTTCTATTAGCCGTAACGCTAAAAGTAGTATAATAGGCTTCTGTCGCAGCCAATGTTCCCTCCAATATGCCATCAGCAATTAACCAACCACTGCCTAATGTCCAGTTAGCAGATGCAAAGCCTTGTAAAGGAAATGAGTTGATTATTGAAGCTAATTTTATAGCAAATACAAATTGGTAAGGCTCAAAAGTAGCAGGAGCAATTACCGCAGCGTAAAAATTTAAAATACCTGTATAACTTAACCTTGCCTCTACATTTGTGCTATCCAATGTCGGAGTGATAACTTGCTCAGGAGTTGCATTTGTAGCGTATGTATATTCTTTCCCGGCAAGTAAATTTTGCTTACCAAAATAGTTGTAGCGAACAACTGTATTTTTTAAGGGAGGATAATATGACCATCTGCCACCGCTTAATCTCATTAATTTACTATTAGCTAAATCTGTTTGCAGATTTAAAGTAGTAAAATCTAAATTAAACGTACCTGAACTTTGAATGCCAAAACCATTATATTTAAAATACCTGTGATTCTTTGGATTTAAATACTCGTTAACTTGAATAAACCAATATTGATTTCCACTAAACAAAAGCCTTGCTCCAAATGTCTGGCATATTTTCTTTAAAACATCGTAGCAACTTTGATAGGTGTAATTATTCTTCGTATCTCTGTGATAAAAGGCTCTGTGACTTATAACTGTGCGCAGTGCAAAATCATTGTTTGCAGAATATGTTATACTGTTTTCATGCCAGTTAAAAACTGTATGTAGTATTGGCAAGCTATTAGCCACCAAGTTTTCCTGGACAAAATCCAGTTGATTTAAACAATTGCAAATATGCTGAACTACTGTATCTTGACCTAAATAAGGACCTACCTCACTTTTATACAATAATGTTTTTAACCATGCTAAACCATCAACCGCTTCTATTTGTGCATTAAACCCTACATCAGTAGTTACATCTTCAAATTCGACTAAATCTGTAACTATATAACCATACCATTTAAACAAAACAGTTGTATTATCATCCTCATAACTTGTAAGCTCCATGCTAAACCTACCCTCAACCGCAAATCCTATGTCGTTTAATAATGTTTGTAAAGCTGCAGAATTTATAATTAAATTTAATCTTAAACGAGATCCGATAATAGGAGCAAAACGCTCCATGCCTTGGCTTGTTTCACTATCATATTGAAGCTGAATATTGATAGTATCAAAAGAACCGACTGCACCGGAATAATCTTTATCTTTAATAGATATAGTTATCTTCCTTTTCTTTTCATTATATACAGTCGTTTGATACCTTATAGCCATTACTGAACTCTATTTAAAGTCTTTTGTGACCTATTTAATAATATAATTAAATCATTGCCACTTATCCTTGTTTCCAACACTCCGCCCATGCCTCCAACATCGCCAAGCATACCCTTTAATTTTGAAAGAGGTGCTATAACTTCAGGGTCAACCCTTGCGTTTCTATTATCTCCCACAGTTGCCATCGTGGGCCCGAATGCCAAGCCGCCTTTTGCAAGTTTGGGAGGAGATATTTTTGAAATTATTGTAGTAAATAATCCAGATGCTAAAGCTCCAGCTGCACCTGCAATAGCTACACCAACTGGACCTAATGTACCAGCAGGCCCTTTTAAAGTGTTAGCTACTGCTGCAGCAACACCTTGTTGTATCAATGACTTTATAATGCTTAAACCACCTTTAACTACTGCGTTAGCAAAATCATTAAATGAACCTATACCTTTTTCAAACTCATTTGCTAAAAGTCCAATACCTGATGATATAGCAGAATTAATATTTATTGATGCGTTACCTAATTCATTCATTTTTAATCCTAAAGACTCTATTTCAGTTTTAAAAGCTACAATAGCAGGAATAGGAGGAACAAATTTTGTAGTAGCATCATTTAAAGCTAATGTTGTTTCTTTTAATCTTTCTGCTTCAGCTGTAACGCTTGTTAATTTTGTTGGCAACACATCTAATGTTGGCAACATTGTTGTAATACCTAAAGGCTGTATAGAAGGTTGTAAAGTAGCTGCTTTACCGACTGTACCACCTGTATTAATTGCAGTTGTTTCAGTTGGTAAAGTTGGTGGAGTTATACCTCCGCCACCTCCACTTGCTTTTGCACCAGTAGTAAACAATGAAGCAAGTTTACCTTTTAAACTATCAACTGTTTCTCCAATACTTTTAAATTCAGTAGCAACAATTCTTTGCTCTTTTTGATATTCAGTTAATCCATCAAGATTAAATAATTTTAATCCAAGAGATTTTTGTAAATTATCTATACTTTTTAAAACTGATGCCACACCTGACATCACGCTATTTTTAATATTTATCCATATATTTTTAAACCTATCAGTAAATGCTTGCCAATTATCATATACATATAAGGCAATCGCACCAAGCGCAGCAATTGATGCGGTGACTACTAAAATCATCGGATTGGCTGCTAAGTAGGTAAATGCTTTACTTATATTACCTATTCCTTGCACCACAAATTTAGTAGCACCAACTAAAGCACCGTATGTGCTTATTAATTTTCCTACAATAAAAATAATAGGACCTATAGATGCGGCTACTAAAGCAGCCTTAACGATAAATCCTTGTGTCTCCGGATTAAGTGCCTTAAATCCATCTACTAATCCTTGTATATATTTACTTAAACTTTCTGCAACTGCTTGTAAATTTAATGACTCATTTATAGCCTTGCCAAACTCAGCCAAAGAGGCAGTAACATTATCTTTTAAATTATCAAACGTATTACCTAAACCTCCTTGCGCCCTTTCCAACTTACTTAAAGCAGATACGGATCGCGTAATAAATTCCTCGCTACTTACACCGATTGCTCTAATACCTTCAGCAGTTACCGTTCCAAATTCCTCTTTCATCACACGCGCAAACTCTGGCAGTCTTTCTTTAATTTGATTAAGGTCTTCTTGTGTAACCTTACCAACTGCGCTAATTTGACTTAATGCTAATGTAACTCCGCTAAATTGTTCTGCACCACCTCCAGACCTCGCAACTGCATTTCCAAATTGCGTTATAGTTTCGCGAGCAGCATCGGCACTCATTCCTACACTTTGCAACGAGGCAGAAGCCTGTACAACTTGCGGCAATGCAAGACCAGGATTCTCGGCAACTTTCCTTAATTTGTCTAATTCCTCTTTTGCTCCTTCACTGCTACCCATTATGGCAATTAATCCATTCTCCAGCTTCTCCATGTCAGCAAATGCTTTCAATGAAGCTGCGCCAACACCAATCAATGGCAGTGTTATAGACTGCGTCATTGTGCTGCCTATAGATTGCATTTGTGAGCCAAACTTAGCCATGCGACTTTCCACCTTGCCCAGTTCTCTGGATAGGTTGGAAACATCTATTCCTAGTTTCAGCATTAAAGTAGAACCGCCTGCCATATTTTAATCTTTATCCCATTTCTCAAAAATTGATTTATCAATTTCTGTTAAACTTCGTTTTATTGGTTTTACATTATCTGTCTCCCAAGGAAACTCAATTAAATCTTTTGGCTTAATCGACTTTCCTTTTGCCGTATGAACATTTAATAAAAGTGTTGTTTGCCACCTGGCACGTTCCCACTCAAATTGCTGCTCTATTTCAAATTGATTATTATAACCTTGCATGGCTATTATAACCTCTCTTAATGTCATTTCATAAAATTGCGGAGGTGGAAATCTTAGGACTCCAAAGCAAAATCGTTCGATATACTCCAGTGTTAACTCACCGCCTCCGCTATCTCGTTTTTTCTTTCAGGATCTTCAGGAACTGATATCTCATTTGTTATCAATTCTGTTATCCTATTTATTCCTCCTTTGTCCAAATC